GCCGAAGCCAATCGATCACTGTTTTAAGAGTGCTCGACGTTAATCGATACGCCAGCCATTACTGACTTGCGCCGTTAACGATACCTTCGTTCTGTTTCTAAATGAGACAGCCGTGAGGCTGCCCCCACTCCCAACAACGCAGACAGCAGCTAGGTCCGCATGGAAGGAAGATAGGTACATGATTTCTCGTGGACCTAAAATAGGAACAGATTTGTCGTCCGAACTGCAGTTTTGGATCATTTGCAAGTACAATGGTCCGGGTCTACCACTATAAGTTATAGTTTTAGACTTCGCAGAATAATACGACCAAGCCTGAACATCACGGTTCCAAAGAACAAGCCTAGACTTTTGGGCTTGATCCCAGGGACAGTGAAGGTGCCCTTCTAAGTCCTCAACACGAGGACCTAAAAGGTTCGACCGAATATCTTGCGATATAGAGTCGTAACAAAAGCCGATAGCCTTGGGAAAACATCTGACCCAAGGATCACGACCGCCGTTAGCAGAAAGAGGAATATTATAGTCATAAAGACTGTGTAGACCCCCCAAGCTATTAGTAATAAAAACAAGGTCGCTATCATTTTTGATTTCTCTCTTAAGAAAGAAAGGACGAACGTCAACACCTTCAAACCAGTCAGTCCCGCAAGATTCGCGAAACGGGCCGAAGAGGAATGTTTTATCGTTATTAATCTTAAAGCCTGCAAAGGCTAAAATATCAATTAACTTTAAAGCTACTCCTCTAGGACAGATTATGTCATCCCCGTAGATAGAAACATCTTTGGGACTAAAGCCGCAGTACATTGCTGTACTTTCGGCTAAAGCTTTGAAGATCATAGTCTCCAGTGGGAAGGTAAAGCCGTTACCCATACTTGAGAACTTCGAGTATAGGTAATACTTCCCTTCAAGTAGTCCGTAAGGACTACGCAAAGAGTTAAGTAACGAGTACCAATCATCGGGGAACAATTCCCGAACCAGCTCTATACAATTTGTATCGCTTGCCATGGTAAGGTCCATTGTTACAGGACAATCCCAAAACGAGCCTTTCCAAATTGAGCCTTCTCTGGCTAGATTTTGATTTCTAGTCTGAGAACGGATATCGGTTCCAGCGTGGCGAAGACAATCCGCCATACAGTCACCGACTCCGAGTTGAAGATAGATACTCATCGTTGGCTCGATAGCTATGCCCCTATGGGTCAGAGCTGTCTTGAGGACGAAGGTTACTTTATTATAATCGACTACCTTAAGCAAAGAGGTCACAATAGGACGTGACTCAGCGACAGACGGTACTCCATCACCAATAATTGAACATTGGTTAAGGAGACAGCGTCGCCACAGCGGATCCGCAAGGATTGCTGCCTCTGCGTATGGTAGAGCTCCTGAGGAAACGGTGTATGGCGTAACGGCATATTTAAAATAGGCCGTCGTACCATCACCCGTAACACCGATACTTCCTCCTGGACCGTGTCGAGTATGATCATAGATCTTATTCAGATCTAGAGGACCTAGCCAATTCCCTATCAACCGTCTAGCTGAATGAAATATCCAGTTAAAGCCGGGTCGAGAGTTTTTATGCTCAAGACGATGGGGAAAACGTCGAAAATGTTTTAACCGCTTATTAGTAGCTCGACAAAGCCTTTCGGCTTCGAAGAACTTCTCTTTAGCTGTTAATTCAGGATCGATGGAAGCTACTTTCCCAAAAGGAAACTTCTTTAGGAAAGATAAAACAGAAGCGACGGCAGCAAACTCCGTCGGCGATCTATACAACTGTGGATCGTTATACTTCTGCAAAGCCATATACTCAAGAACATCTCTGTTCTTGATACACTCTTTTAACGGAGTGAATAGTATATGACTTTCCTCGATACAATCATCGACAAGTCGATCAAGGACTTTCCAAGGCATAGCCTTAGATCGATCCTTAGCGTAGTCGCGTTTTAGACCTTTCGTTATACCCTTACGGATGGAACGAAGTTGTAACTTGATGTCTCGCATTACAAATCTCCAAGTGATAAAACTCTAGGACGATCGTTCTAGAGCTGAAACAAAATCAAAGCAATAAGCTCCTTAAAAGACAAGTAGAGTTCTCCAATGGGTAAACCCAAATAAAGAACTATAAAGGCTAATAAGAAGTTTAAAGCTAAGATACAGATCATGACGGTACTCACCGACTTACGTCGGTATAGCACCGGTCTCGATAGCCGATTGGAAAATCGGATCACGAGCCATCAGAGCCGCATGTGTGAAAAACGCAGTGCGGTCTGCCAACGCAATCACCACCGGAATGCTGGTGTTGATGTCGAGGACGACTGGATATTCAATGGAGTTTACCGTAAGGTAAACAGTCCGCTTGAAGTTCAGCCTCTCGACACCCGGATACGTTGGGGTCGGTTTCGCTTGGACACGCTTTAACGCGATGCGTGAACGAGTTGCACCACTGCCGTTGACAAAAGCTGCAATATCGCCGCCTTGTTCAAATGCAGTATAGAGCAAGCCGGTGCCCGTAGGGGCTACTAGCGTTGTTGCTAGTTGAAGGTTATTCATGATACTTATCTCCGTATGGAGGATCCGAGACCCCGTCCTGCTGTAACCAAAAGGGCTATAGCATCGAGTGCTCGGGCGACGTTAAGTTTAACGTCTACATATGGCCGATTTAACTGCTGGGATAAGCCAACGATCCGTTCTTTAGTCTCTTCCTGGTAATAATCGATTGAGCCAACGTGGCCCGAGAGACTATACCTAGTCGAACCTGAAGTAGGATCGGTGTGACTTAGGACCTCACGCTCAACCGAACGTATGGTCTTTATAGTCAATCCCTCGGCTAAAATCTTGACACCCGCTTTCGGAGTTATTGCTTCGAGCCAGGCACCGATTGGAATAATCCAATCGATGACAAAGCTGTATGGGATTAACTCCCATGCAGCCAAAGGCAACTCGTAGTAACCCCAATCGCGTGCATGCTGATGTTTCAGGTCAGCTTCATACATTACAAACGCTCGAGCCGTTACATCTTCGGATGAACGGATTCCATGCACATCGGTCCCACTAAGACTATATTGGTAGGTCTTACTACCGACATATTCAGAGTAGATATTCTTTGTGCTGCGCGCCGTATATCTGGGTTTAACCTGACGTACGTTATGTAATGCTTTAAGCACACCTTGTATCTCAAAAATTAAGATTCGGATACCGTATCTATATTCTAGATACCGGGAGGACCCTCCAAGGAGGGCTCTCTTTGCGTGTCCTAAGTCTCCTTTTTTGACGCCGTTGATCAGATCGTAGATCTGTTCATTAGTTCCAGAGGACCGAATGGCAGTGCCTAATTTAACCAAAGTTCTGGCTAGATTAGTAACTAACCGAACGGTCTTTCGGAGCTCGGCAAGACTGACAATGCTTTGGACAAGAACTGGATTGATCTTGTTCCTAGCATCAACTGCCGCGCGGACTTTAACGATGGAATCATTGTTAGTGATCCGCCGAAAACCCTTCAAATAGAAATAAGTACCATCGGTATACTTGCGTACACCTGTGGGATCGTCCCATATGGAAAATAAACTTCCACTATAGGTCGAATATATTCCTACTTGATTAACGGGCAGATAGAGGGTGTCGTAGATGACGAGAGAAGGCCAACTATAAGAATAGAAGGTCTTCTTCATCGGACTGTTAACAATACCTCCTTCAGACTTGATACTTTGAAACTTCGGTGTAACGATATCACTCATCACATCGAGGGATCCGCCGTTGAGAGCTGAATAGCTCGCATCGACGATCTGTGGGTAAGGGGGCGCATAAGGGTTCACATAATGGGTATAAAGCCATATTTTGTGAACCGTATTACGCGATCTTACTCGATATCCCGGTGTTGCCATAGCGAATCTCCAAATTGTTCATAAAAGGGATCTCTTATGCCCAACATTGAACTTGTCGTTCACGGAGATGGTGTCCGGACCTCGCGGTCCAAAGTAAGATAGACAAATTACAAAGTCTGTCGTATGTGTCGAAAGACAAGGCAAAATTGCCTAAATAAAGCCATCCTCAGGTTCTCACACGATCTGTAAACAGATAGTGGGAGCGCCATCGAGAGGCCGTGCGATTTCGTCTACGGGACGGTTGCCCTCTGTGGTGCGTGGTTCCACACGCTTCGACTATCGCACGGCTTGGTAACTCCCGCCGGGACAGGCACATCCCGGGCAGGCGTCCTGCAACCCCTCATGCGCAACGGGCGCCCCCTTCCACGCATGAGGTTTGGGCTGATCCCC